ACGATCGCAGTTTGGCTGGTGGAAGTTAATTGCATCTGGACTTGGCTTTCAGCATTTGGGACTCTTGAAGGAGTGCTGCCCGTCCAGTAAACTGCGTGAACTACGATTCCCTCCTGGTTAAGGCTATCCAAAGGCATCGAAATCTCCAATTGAGTGTATGTATCAATGGCACTTTGTGTTAAATTACCGTTCACGAAAAACGGATCGCTGGTCACCTTGTATGCTTTGGGCATATCTCCCCCCAAAAGTCCGAGGTGTATAAAGTAAACCACCCAAAACCCCTATCTTTTGAGCCGAAGGCGACCGGTGGCTCTTGGACTCCCCGCCCTCACCTCCCTTATGGGTAGCCGAATGATATAGTCATTAGGCCCGATTCTTTTTTTTTGAGCGGTAGGTATTTACCGAAGAGTCCCTTCGGAGGGGATATGGAGCAGGGAAAACAGCAGAAAACCATATCATTAACCGCCGATACTGTCGCAATGGTGGCTAAGAAGGGCAAAGATTGGAACTTTAGTGGGTGGATTCGTGCCAGAATTCGCCAAATGGATGAAGGAGTTGATCCAGTGGAACTTGATTTGATGAAAGAACACTACAAGTTGCAATTTAAAACATTATCAGCAGCAATAAATTATACAGTTAGCAAGGATATCACCCAAGAAATATACGATCGCTACAACCTCATGCTAAATCAAAGACGCCTGGAGGACTTTGAATGAAGATGTACATCAAAGAATCTTATGTTTATGAAATAGAAGATGTACCAGGATCGCGCAGATGGGTTGGTTGTAATGGTGAGGATTGTGGATATGAAAGAACTCTGGATGATTCTAACTTCGCTGGAAACCTTTTCAGAATGTTCAAAGTAAATGGCATGCAAATATGTGAACACTGTTTATTAGAATGGCATAACGAGATCCATCTGGCACTTATGGTTGATGATGAAGAATGATTCCAACGAAAAGCAGGGACTACCAGTGGGTAAAACCGCGAAGGTTGTGTGAATGCGGCCAGCAAATCTCCACAGCGGCTACGAAGGCGCGCAGTTGTGCCAGATGTTGTCGACTTCGCCGAACGAATGCGAGCGTCCAGGAAAAAAAATTTTGAATGAACGTTCAGTTATTCATCACTTTTTTGATACAAGGCATTTCATCTTGTGAACTAGCCAAAGTTTAGCAGTCTTGAAAGACTTCTCACACTTTGGACAAACGACTTTCATCATTTACACATCTTGTTTGCGGCTTTGCAGCAATTCTTGAAACCATTCTTAGCCCATGATCCATTCTTTAGTTTGTAATTACCTTGAATCGATTTAAACGCCTTCGAGTAAGCTCTATTGTAAGCGGTAGGTTTTCGCTTCGGTTTTTCCTCTGTCCTGGCTTCTTCGATGGCGCCCTCGGATTCTCTTTCAGATCCAATCAATGCTCGAAGAGCTTCATATTCATCCAGAGTTAAAGTGACAGTCGCCATCATCAGCACTTCCTTGTTAGTGACGCCAGGTTAATTCCATTTGCAACGGCCGCGGCAGTAGCTGCATATGCAGGTCGAAAGATTATGTTGATCGGATTAAGGGATTCTTTCAATGCTGTTCGAACTAATTGGGCATCATCGCGAGAACAACATCCTTTACTTCCTCTTGATGCACAGGCTTTGTCATGCTTTCGACAGGCTTTATCCAATTTACTAATTGCTGGATAAGTCCACGAACCCGTATACTCGGATGCTTGGACGTTTTTACCGCCTGTCCAATTAGGACCGCACCAGTTGCCGTGAATCTTAACCAGGTTAATCACCTGCTCAAGAAGATAGCTCATTGGTTACCATTGCTGCATATGCCGAGGATGTTAGCTTAATTCTTGAACAAACCATACGGAACTGAACGGACTTAACGGCTACTTGTGCCAGAGAATCAACAGCGAGGAATATATTGTCGGTTGCGACCAACATCAAATTGTCTAATTCAGCGTATGGTGCGTTTTGACCTATGAAGTCCAGAACATGAGGGCCGGAGAACTCTGCAGCTCCACCGAGGATCTCTACTTCACGGAATGAGATTAAGTTAGCATTGTTGGCGCCGACGATCGCAGTTTGGCTGGTGGAAGTTAATTGCATCTGGACTTGGCTTTCAGCATTTGGGACTCTTGAAGGAGTGCTGCCCGTCCAGTAAACTGCGTGAACTACGATTCCCTCCTGGTTAAGGCTAT